GGACCAAGCTTGGACAGGTGGCAATGGATATATAGTCCGCCGTCTACCCTGTAAAATAATGCATATAGTGCCAATCTAGTGACAAACAACTGTCCACGCTGGCAAAAAAGGGGGCAACGGGGGGAATTTTCGCCGCGCTATATACGTAAACCCCCTCAGATTTTCTCACCAAAACAAAGGAGGCCACCCCCTAACCACAAGGAGTGACCTCACATACACACTAACATAATAATAAAAGGGATTATGGGCTTAAACCTAATCAGGTCAACATCAATTGTATCGCCATTATAGGCCCCCCTAGGTCTACCCATAGTTACATCAGGTCAATAAGATTTAAAGCTTGACGACCAACTGGAGGCGATTAAACTACACTTATAGTGTTACTATTAGTCAACTATAGTTATATTATTATAGATATATACCTTATAAGTTAAAGACTATTAGTTTTACTATTAGTGTCCCACATTAGTCCGTCTCCTCTTCTTCATCGTCTGTCCAAAGCCATTCTATTTCTTCTTGTTCGCCTCCACTAAGGTATGCATTATGGTAATTGTTCGCACTATCTAGGAGACCTTTGGCAACAAAAGGGTCACTATAGGTTACCTCATAGGTAGTAGGTTCATCATAATCCTGAACAATGATAACATAGTTCTTGTAGTGTTCGCCTAGGATTGCTCTGGCGCTCTCCAAGGGGCTTAGTGGGGTACTTCCATTCATGTCCATTGTAATGAGCTATTTGACCCCTTAGAACGCTTGTAATAGGCATCTGAGAAGCTTTGTAGTTCCTTGTTTATGAGTTCTACCTTTCTGTCCTTAATTTTAGTGTCCATATCCTGAGCCATTTGTTCGACCCAGTAGTTAACACCAATACTTAGAGCATCAAGGCGGTCATCATGTGTTATAGCACCTCTGTCCTTAGTAATACGGGACATCTGGTACATTAGTTGGTAGCGGAGTTGTAGCTCTGGAGGGTATCCCTGAGCAGTTTCAAAGTCTTTACGGATAACATCAGGGCTAACTATGAGCCTATGTTGGTTCATAATGGGCTCTAGGGTGTCTATTATCCTCTTTTCTTTCTGTATATTGTGTCTGACCTCCTCAATAGAGCAAGGATGTATCTTACCTAGGATAGGTTTAAATATCTCGTTAAACATGCCGTCACCAAAGTTAGATTCTACGATTACGTAGTTGACCTCATGTTTCTTAGCAATCATTGCGAGGGACTTAAGGGTCTCCTCACTGTATCCACCTTGTAAACCACCAGCGTCAGGAACAAACAGCATACCATTTAGCATCTTTACTACGGCATACCCTGTTTCATCCTTACCACGACCAGCAGGGTCAATGGCTAACACCGAGCCAGTAAAGGGTATATGGTCACCTATTGCTTGGAAGGGTCTGTGGTATCTATCTCCACCGAAGCCTACGTTAGGTACACTGCCATCCCACACTAGGTCTGGACTTTGAGCCCACACAAGCTTCTCTGGGGCTACTTCGTTATCGATATCCATAACAATGAGCTCGTTGAGCTTCAGAGGGTGTCTATCGGTGTCACTTAGGCGTGTATCCAGCATGAACTGCATGGCAAACCCTGAGCGACCATAGGACATCTCTCGTTCCAACAGGTCAATATCGGAGAACCGTGTAGGTTCTGTAGCCTTGCCTTCTTTCTCAGCGTCCACACAGATGCCCTTCACAGCCTCGTTATAGCTCTTTTCGTTAGTCTGAGGGGTGATGTACTTAGCAGGCCATATACGAGCCCCATAGCCACGTTCTTGTAGCTTATTGTAAATACTGTCCTCAGTCTGGGGTGTTCCTAGAAATATAATCTTAGAGGAGTCCTCTGGCTTAAGGATAGCGTCGAACTCTTTGACTTGTTCGCTAAGCTTTTCCCTCATGGTCTGGGTAGCGCTGTTGTTAGCTACCTCAATGTCATCTGCAATTATTATGTCTGCACGGGAACCTGTAAGCTGTGATGTTATACCCAGCGATTTAACGCTAGGAGCGTGAGACGCGGGCGCAGGCCCAACGTCGAAACTAATCTTACTGAACCGCTGTTTATCTGTGGGCTTTAGGTGAGCCAGAAAGGGTATTTCGTGGATAAGACGAAGAGTAAACGTAGAGAAATCGTCAGAACGCGTCTTGGACGCAGAGACAACTAAAAAATTTAAAGAGGGATTCAGGAATAACTGATGAACCACATAGGCAGAACATATCCAAGACTTACCAACACCACGAAATGCCTCAATGATAACACGCTTCTCTTCACCTTGCATGAAGTCAGCTATGTTATACTGAATAGGTGTTGGCTCTGGGAGGTTTAGGTGCTTCCAGACGAGGAACAAGAAGTTCCTAAAGTCTTTGAGTTCTTCCATTATTTGTTACGGGAGCGGTTCTTTGACTTGCTTTGTATCCGCAAGTTACTGCGACTGTTATTGTGGGGGTTGCGGTCACGATGGTCAACGTCTTTCCCCTGCACTGCTGATTTACCGTGTGTCTTTACAGCTAGGCGTCTAGCCTTGTTACGTGAGGAACGACGGGCTCTTTGCTTAGCTGACCCGTGGTAGCTGTTGTACTCCTTTTTATAGTCTCTCATGGGCGGCTAATTTAACGTGTTCGGAGTCATCTCGAAACGGCAACATATCTACGAGGTTACCTAGAGGGTTTTCGTTAGTGACCTGTGCGTGTACCCCGTTGTCCTTGAGGAACTGACGGGCGGCATTGAGGTCACTAGGAGTTGCGGCTCCTGCTTGTATACGCTCAATAAACTCATTGATGAGCATATCTTGTAGAACATTAAGTTTTTCAGTTTTCTCGCTCATCTGTTAGCTCCTTCCATATCTTTATGCCTAACCATACGAGGGTCATAAGACCTACACATATGGCTACTGCGGTGTTGATGTAGTCGAGGGTGATTGTGCCTAGGAGACCTATAGTTCCTATGGCTGGGGTTAAGTGTTGTGAGTCCATTTTATTGTTTTAGTTAAACTGCATTAATTCTCTGAGA